GTACTGATAGCCATACGGGGGCCCGTATGGCTATCAGTACTTTCAATGATGTTTTGATTAACCTTGACAAAGCCATCGCGGCGCTTAATACCGATAAAGTATTGCGTGTGGGATGGGTTGAAAATAAGCGATATGAAGACACGGGCGAATATATTGCAACGGTAGCCGCACAAAATGAATATGGCGCTCCACATCTTCACATACCTGCGCGCCCATTTATGGGCCCGGCGATTGCAAATAACCGCACCAAGTGGATGAAAATCATGGAGCGGGGAGCGGGGGAGGCAGTTATGGGTAACACTGATATAACTCAGGTTCTTAAAGAAATTGGGGAAGTCGCAGCCGGGGATGTGAGAAAATCAATTGAATCCGTGGTATCGCCTCCTTTATCTCCTGTAACAATTGCTAATCGATTACATAAATTAACTAAGAAAAAAGTAACTAAAACACTCACTAAGCCCCTTATTGATACCGGTATTATGTTTGCCGCGGTTACTAGTGCCCTGGAGTCCGAATAGTGAATATACCCGGACAAAATTTATTAAGAATGGCGTTAACGATGGTAGCCCGTCAGGGACTTACATACTACAAATTTGCTAGTCGCGCTCTTAATGATCTGGGCCAAGACGTTACTACATATCAACCGGGCGTAACTATTCATGGAAGTTGGCAGCCGGTCCCACGTAATCTATACATGCAACATGGACTAGATTTCCAAAAAGACTATTACACTTTCTACACCTCGCATGACCTTCTCGATTTAGACAGAGACGTAACAGCCGACCAAGTCGCTTTTGAGGGTCAGTTATTCCAAGTCGAATCCGCTAACGATTGGTATGCGCTCGATGGGTGGAAAGGCGTTTTGTGTGTTCACATAGGCCCCGATATCGAACAAAAAGGGATTTGGGGATTTGGTACCGTCCCCGCAACTAACGACTATCAGAACTTCGGTCATGGTAACTTTTTAGGGACGGATGAAAATTGAGCCAAACCGATAACACCCTAATTCAACTATTTTTGCCGATCATCCAGGCCGGACTTATCGCCGACGGCTTTAGCACCGTGGTAGTACAACAAGCAAATCAACCCACGCAGCAGGGCATACCCACAGCCCCGACAGTTTATTTTTATAAGACGCATAATGTACGATATGGTTTTCTAGGTCGCTCGGACGAATGGGATCCGATTGCGAGTAGGATGGTCCATCATGAACGACAATACTACGAGACCACTTTCAGGGTGCAAGCTCTGGTCCTTCAAAACGTTAAAACGCCAGGTTATACCGCATCAGATCTCGCTAATGAGGTCGCTAGTATCATGCAAAGCGATAACACTAGATCTATATTAAACGCGCAGGGAGTGGGCATACTAAGGGTACAAGGGGTATCAAATCCTTATTTTACCGACGACCGCGATAATTTTGAAGCTTTACCGTCTTTTGATTTTACTCTGATATACTTGAATGATAGATTATCAACGACCCCAATTATAGATACATACCAATATGGTATTTACCCAGTTTAAGGATGACTAAGTTATGTCGATAAATATCACCCGTTACGTTGACGTTACGTCTGGAGTCGGGGCCGGTTCGGTAGTACCAACGCGGGATTTAGTGGGTCGATTCTTCACTGCAAACGACCTCGTGCCTCCTCAAAGTTTTATATCTTTTGATAGTGCGCAAGCGGTCGGCTCTTATTTCGGTACCGCATCTGAAGAATATAAACGCGCCGTTTTCTACTTTGGCTTTATCAGTAAAACATTAACGCAAGCGGGCTCGATTCAATTCGCCCGATGGGTTAATGTTGCTGTGGCTCCTCGGATTTACGCGGCGGCTAAAACTGGAAGCGTCTATACAAACTGGACGGCGATTACATCCGGCTCTTTTATCCTAACCATGGGTGCCTTTACGTATACGCTAAGCGGACTCGATTTTAGTGCTGTTACCTCAAACGCCGACATCGCGACATTAATTCAAGGCGCGATTCAATCCAATATGGGCGGCGGCGCATTATGGACGGGGACCACGGTTACCTTTGATGTCGGCTCGGGTGGATTTGATCTAGTTGGTGGTGCAACAGGTGACGCGATTATTTCGGTGGCTGTCGGTGGGGGTGGTACTGATATCACGGGCGCGGGTTTACTTGGCTGGGTGCCACAATCGGTTAATATTAACGGCGCAATCACACCCGGATCTATCTGGGCTCCAGGTTCAGCTGTGGAAACTATCGCAGGGACCCTCACAACCTCGAACGAGATATCTAATAATTTCGGATCGTTTACCTTCCTAACCAATCTTGCCTTAGATTTGTCCCAAGTTACCGAGGCGGCCACGTGGAATCAAACCCTAAATAATCTCTATCTTTATAGTATTGCGGTGACGGCTGCAAATGCTAACACCTGGTCCGTCGCGTTAGCTGACATCGGAGGATGTTGTTTAACACTTAGCCCCACGCTAAGCCCGTTACAATACCCAGAGATGTGCCCGATGATGATCGAAGCTGCAACGGACTATTTATCCCCGAACAGCGTACAGAATTACATGTTTCAAACCTTCACGGGGTTAACTCCTAGCGTGACGGACGATTCAGACGCTAACGCGTATGACCTGTTAGACATTAACTATTACGGTCAAACACAATCAGCGGGCGTACAAATCGCTTTTTACCAAACTGGCGTTATGATGGGTACCCCCACAAGTCCATTAAGCATGACGACTTATGTCAACGAAATTTGGCTAAAAGACGCAGCGACTGCAGCCGTGATGACACTCTTGCTAGCGTCGACTCAAGTACCGGCTAATCTTCAGGGTCAGTCAATGATACTAGTAACGCTTCAAAGTGTTATCAATCAAGCTTTAAATAACGGCACGATCAGCGTTAATAAAACCCTTACCACGTCACAGCAAATGTATGTTACTAGTGTAACGAATGATCCGGATGCGTGGCATCAAGTCCAAGACATCGGCTACTGGGTCAATTGTGTGATTGTGGTTGTCGGTATCGAATATCAAGCGAAGTACACGCTAGTTTATAGCAAAGATGACGTCATTAATTTTGTGTCAGGCACGCACGTTTTGATTTAAGGATAAAACGAAATGCAAAATATTTCAGGCTTTGGGCTGTCGATCAACATCATAGCATCAAAAACTTTCCCCGTTGGTTTGTATATAGATCAATTCGCTGACGACACCGACCCAACGGACTTAACCAATTTGCAAATCGCGGATAAGGCGATGGGGCTTAATGGCGATCTGATAATCTGGTCAAAACCCACCCCGATCATAATAAACGTTTCTGTTATCCCTGGGAGTTTTGCGGATATTAACCTTGCGATTTTGTTAGAAGCAAATCGGGTCGGGCGTGGGAAAATTGGAGCGCGTGACGTTTTGATTATGAATGTAAACTATCCAGCCGGTAATTTCATCATACTGCAGAACGGCGCAATTACTGACGGCCCCGTCGCTAGTAGCGTTGCCAGTAGTGCAAGATTGAAATCAAAAACTTATTCATTCGCATTTGAAAATAGGATAGGTGGTTAACTTTGCTGCACCCGATTGAAAAAGAGATCAGAGGCAAGAAGTTTACGCTTTATAAATTCCCCGCTGTGGAAGGTCGTGAGATCGTCTCTAACTATTCGCACTCAGGGATGGCCGGTGGAGATTATAAGCTAAACGAAGCCATGATGCTTAAAATGATGTGTTATGTAGCGGTTAACCTCGACGGTGGCGCGTTACTGAAACTTACCACACGCGAGCTTGTGAACAACCACGCGGGAGATTGGGAAGTACTGGCGGAAATCGAAAAGGAAATGATGAAGTATAACTGTAGTTTTTTCAAACCCGGGCAAAGTTAAAGATCCCCCGCCTTTGCCCTGAGTCTGAAACTGATCCGTTACCTTTTCCGAATGTTGACGCGCTTATCGGTACGATCATCGCGCACAAATACGCCACGCTTCATGAGCTACAAACAATTTACACGTGGGAAGACGCCGAAAATATGTACGAGATTATCGCCGTATCAAAATATAACGAAAATAAAGCGATCTATGACGCCGGTAAAAAGGGACGTAAATAATGGCCGTTTTTGAAACATTTACCCTACTTTTTAAAGCCGACTCTACCCAGTTAAAAAAAGAAGTGGACGACGTTAAAAAGAAAACGGGCGAAACGGGCGAGACTTTCAAAGTTGTAGAAGAACAGACCAAGAAAACGGACACCGCTTTCTTAGGGCTGGCAAAGTCTTTAGCAGGAGTAGCGGCCGCTTATTTTAGCGTCGGCGCTGTCATCGGTGGCTTTAGTACCGCAATCTCTAGTGTATCAGAATTGGCCTTAGCATCGAAAGAACTAGGGCTGAGTACTGAAGTACTAGACGCGTGGGGTAAAGCCCTTAAGAATTTCGGCGTCGCTCCTGAAGAATTTGCTAATACAGTAAGAACACTTAAAAAACTTTTTGATACGTCACCTGAGCGGGTGGTGCAACTTTTGCCTGAAATTGGGGACGCCATAAAAAGATTAGGGCCAATAGAAGGCCCACGATGGGCTCAGGAAGAACTAGGGATACCGGCAGGAATTACCGCTTTTATTGGTCAGGGTAGTGACGTTTTTCTGAAAGACCTAGCAAGACAAAAAGAACTAGGGTTAGTAAGTGCCGAAGACGTAAAAGTCGCTCAGGCGTTTAATAAATCCACGGGTGAACTAGCAAATGCTTTTAATGCGTTATATCGCGCCATTGCACAAGAAAGGTTGCCGGAGCTGATAGAATTCATAAAAACACTTACTACTCTTGTAGAAACATTAAACAAATTCAACATAGACAAAAAAGAGAATTTGCCTTGGTGGCTTGGTGGAGAGGAAAAAGTTGAGGAGGATTTAAAAAATAGTCTTACTCCTAAAGACTTAATAGACAAAAA